CAAAGGCAGAAGAGTTCAAAGCTGAAGCTAAGACTGCCGAGGAAATGTACGCAGAACTTCTCGCTGAGAATAAGCGCATGAAGAAAGCGGTCGATAAGGCTACCGCCGATGCTTCTGACTGGAAGAAGAAATTCTTGGCCACTCAGAGCGAGTCCGAGAAACTGTCAATGGAAAAGGCTGAGAGAGATGCCGCACTCAAGGAAGAACTTGAGGCACTCCGCAAAGAATCAAAGGTTAATAAATTTGCCAAGTCATTTATGGCCTGTGGCTACACTGAGGAGATGGCAACTAAAGCGGCAGAAGCGCAGTACTCCGGCGATACGGATGAACTCTTCAGATTGCAGAAACTTCATTCCGACAACATGGCAAAGCAGATCCGTGCAGACATTATGAAGTCAATGCCTGTTCCGGCTACTGGCAATGATGATGGTGTCCATATCACACAGGAACAGTTCGATAACATGGGCGTTGAGGAGCTGACGAGGCTTTACAACGATCATCCGGCTGTTTACAAGAAATTTGTTCAGTAAACCAAACCGACCCTCAATCCTGTGAGGGCCGCTGACCTACAAAAATTATAGGAGTTTTATTATGGCTACAGTTGATACAACTACTGGAACGTATCTCGCTAACCTTTTCAATCCACAGGTAGTAGGCGATAAGATCAACAAGAAACTGTGGGATTACATCAGATTTGCCCCTCTGGCAACCGTTGACAACACTCTTGTCGGCAGACCTGGCAACACAATCAGCCTTCCCTACTTCAATAAGTCTGTAGTTGCAAGTGTCGTTCCCGAAGGAACCGATGTTACCATCTCCCAGCTTACTGGTGCCAAGGTTGATGTGACAATCCAGAAAATCGCAGCTGGCGTCCAGCTGACCGATGAGGCCCTGCTCAGCGGTTATGGCAGACCTCTGGATGAGGCTATCGACCAGATTGCAAGAGCAATGGCTGATGCCGTTGATAATGATGTTCTTGCTAAGATGGCGGCTATCACCGGTACCGGTGCACACATCGCTACGGCTGGTGCTCTTACTGCTGACGGCGTCGCTACTGCGCTGACAATGTTCGGTGAAGACATCGATGGCGATAAGGTTATCCTTGTAAATCCGAAAGCCTACGAGACGCTCCGTAAGGCTAACGGATGGATTCCCGGAACTGAGGTTGCGGCGAACGCTATCATCCGTGGCACTGTCGGCATGATCTATGGTTGCCAGGTTGTAGTTTCCAACAAGCTGACTGCCGCAAAGTGCGCTTACATCGTTAAGCCCGGTGCGCTTGCAATCTACAACAAGAGAGAAGTCCTCGTTGAGAGAGACAGAGACATCGTGAACTTCAGCACGGTCATTACCGCTTCGAAGCACTTCGTCTCTTATGTCTACAACAAGGATCGCATTATCAAGATGCCCGAGGAATAATCCGAAGTTCGAGAATATGGTTTTTGTTGCTAGGCCCTCGATTGTGGGGGCCTAGATTTTAAGGAGAAACACTATGGGTATGCTACTCAGACGAAACAGAGGCAGTATCGGTGCAATGACCACACAGGCCACGCTCGATCAGCCAGAGCATAAGACAACGGATACTAAGGCTTCGTCCACCAAGGACGAGAAACCAAAGACCGTCAAGAGAGGCAGACCGACCAAGTAAAAAAGAAGAGGGTGCTATGGACGATTTGAAACAGGAAGTAATCAAGATTCTGAGGCAGTATCTTGGAGAAGACGAAACAATCGAGAAGATAAGCATCCTTTCCGACAGGGCAATATCGGCATACATGGAATATCGCAACTATCCTTCTACGTGGGATGATGATGCTATTCTTGCCGACATGACCAAGCATATCAGTTGCATATCGGACCTTGCTCTGTATGAGTGTACTCTGCAAGGTGCGGAATTCCAGTCGATGCACATCGAGTCTGGAGCGTACCGAATGTGGAACAGCAAAGGCAGTGTTTTTACACAGCACAGGGTAGTTCCGTTTGTGACTGTTTAAAAGACGGTGCATGATCGTAGACCCTCACTACGATTGTAGGGGGTGTCCTATCGGGAGGTTGGGCCGGACATCAATATTTTTGGGGGATATAACATGAGGTGCTTACAGAGGCAAACACAAGAGTTGTGGTTTTCTGTCAAGTCTATGGAGTATACAGGCATTGACGAAACTTCGGTTTTTAGCAAGCCTGAGATGCACAGATTTACGGTTTCTCCTACTGGCTCTACGCCAGAAGACTATGCCGTTGGTATTGTGCCGGATTACGACAGATATATCACATCTTTTGACAGAACCTTTAATCCTATCGAAGGTATGCAAGTTTGGGTCGATGTTGAGCCGGAACTTGATAAGGAAGGCTATCTTGTCATGACAGATGATGGAGAGCCTACAGTTCCACCAGACTATACGCTCAAGCGAAAGGTTGATACCAAGATGGGGACCGTGGCGAGATATCTCATCAAGAAGAACGGAAACGAGGTTGGCGAGTATCATGGAGATAACGATTAATGCTTTATCGGCAGACTCGCTCAACAACGCCGCCAGACAGGTGAGAAAGCTACAGAAGGACTACGAAAGCAAGAACAGAACTTTTGTTTCTGAACTGCTAAAGGAAGGAATCAGGGTTGGAAGAGAGAACCTGTATGGTGCAGGAGACTCCGACCCACCGGATTTCAATGAGCCTCATGTGATGATGGGAGAAAAAGGCGGCAAGATGGTTGCGACTCTCAGGCTTAGAGGAGAGGATGTTGCTTTTGTTGAGTTTGGCGCTGGCATCAGCTACAACGGACATCCAAACAGTTCGCCGCATGATTTAGGCGTTGAGCTGGGATATACCATTGGCTCATATGGATATGGTCAAGGACTGAAGGAAACTTGGCTTTACAAAAATGATGACGGCACTCTCGAGGAATCTAAGGGTACTGAGGCAACAATGCCGTTATGGAAAGCAGATCAAGCCATCCGAAGCAAGTTCTTTTCCATTGCGAAACAAGTATTTGGGAGTTGATATGGCAACTATCATGCAAAATCCCATCGAGGAGATTTACGGTCGCTTCGTTGCGGAGTGCGTTAAAAACAAAATCATAAGCCAGAAGAACATTTCCTTCGGCAAATCCGATGTTGGTGCCGTCCTTCCGTGGGTAGCCTTCAAGCCTATGACCAATTATACGTGGTTACAGGCAAGAGACTTGTCCAATAACGAGAACGGCATCATTGTCAACGTACAGATTGAGTGCTATGCCAAGACAGAGTCCAAAGCTATGAAGCTTGAGGATGAAACAAAGCAAATCATGTTTAACATGGGTTTCTACTCAGTAGGATTTGCACAGCGCTTCAAGAACAACGAAGTCCACAGATACATAGGTCGTTACGACCTTAGATATACTGGCGAGTTGCTTGACTTGTCAGAAGAGTAATTACATAACTGGCACTCAGTAATGGCGAGTGTCACTGACCACAAACATTTAGGAGGTCTACAATGGGTAAGGCTCATAATACAATTGGCACGACTCTGAAATTCGGCACAGAGAAAGCTTCTATGGCCGAGATGTGCAAGATTAAGACATATCCGCAGCTTGGCGGCGAAAGAGAACAGATTGAAAGCACTGATCTCACAGACGAGGCTCAGACCTTCGTGCCCGGAGTCCAGTCTGTAGAGTCCATGCAGTTCACTGCCAACTTCCTGCAGGATAAGTACACCGCTCTGAAGACCAATGCGCTGAAGGACGGCTTCTTCGAGCTAACTTTCGGCGGCAACGCCGGAGCAAAGGCCACATGGGAAGGGCAGTATGATGTATACGTGTCGGAAGGTGAAGTCAACGGACTCATCGAAATGGTGATTGTCGTTTATCCTTCCACAACGGTTGACATCGCCGCAGCATAAGGAATTAGGATAACTGAGGAGGGCAGTTATGTACATTTTCAAAATTCACGGCAAAGAGTACAAGGTTCGTTTCACATATCGCATGATTTGCAAAGATGACCTTCTTGACAAAGTCTCTGGACTCAATCTGGAAGACATGGAAGTCAAAGACATCATTGATAAATTAGCATCCACAACAGCAGAACTGCTTCTTGCAGGATTGCAGAAATATCACAGCGATGAGTTCGGCTATAAAAACGATGAGGAGAAAGCAAAGCGCATCGAGGAAATGCTTGACCTTTTCGATGATTACGAGGATGAGTCCACTGATGATAACGTGCAGTCGGCGGCTACTCTGTATACTGATCTTCAGCACGAGTTGGAGAATAACGGTTTTTTATCGATGATGATGAAAGCGGCAACAGAAGCGGAGGAGATGGAGCAGACAGCGGAGAAGACGAAGAAGGATATGGAGAACGAGTCGGCGAGAGTGATCGCTATGACACCTACAGAGAAAGAGTAACGCACATCACTCTGCCATACTTCTTGATGCTAGGAGTATCGGAAGAGAAATTCTGGGACTCAATCCCTGTTGAACTAGAGCCATATCGAGACATGGACGAGATGCAACAAAAGCGTCTTGACTATCAGATGTGGCAAATGGGTGCATATGTCACAAAAGCCGTAAGCGTTGCGGTGGACAACGTACTCAACGGCAGAAAGTCACATGCTAAGTACTTCGAAAAGCCTTTTAGTGCCGAAGCCGAAGAAGACGAGGCTAGTGATTTCCAAAGATTCGCCGCTTGGGCAACGGTCTACAACGAAAACTTCAAGCGTAAGAATGGGCAAGGCGAATAACCTTGCCTATTTTTTTATGGAGAAAACGCTATGGCATCGACCAAAATTGACGAATTACAACTAAAAATTGGCTCTGACGCATCTGATGCCATAAAGCAATTAGGAAGTCTGTCAAACGCACTTGAGAAAGCGGCTGGAGCGGCATCAAAGCTTGCGTCAGCGACAGGCTCAATGAACAGTTTCACTGATTCTGTTTCCAAAATTGCTGGCGCCGATTTCGACACGGCAGTTGGCAATCTACGCAGGCTTAACAGAGCGCTCAAAAACATAAAAGATAAGGATGTAACAGTCAGCGTCAATGTATCTGGAGCGCAAGGACTTGGTAATCTGACGAGCGCCGGAAAAAGCACATCGAAAGCTTTGAGTTCGCTTGGGGGATCTGACAGTACATTTGGTAGTGCAATCGGAAGTGCGTCAAACGTTGCTGTTTCTGGCCTTAAGCGAATCCTTAACGCATCTCTGAGCCTTGGAGGCAAAGGTGCTTCTGCGCTTGGTGCGTTCATGGGAAAGGTTGGACTTATACCTACTGCGTCTAGTGGTATAGACAGGACTGCGATAAGCTTTGGTAATCTGCTTAGAGCTGTTCTCCCATTCTTGAGCATCAGAAGCGCATTCGACTGGCTAAAGGATTCGATAAAAACAGGATCGTCTCTTGTAGAGATTGAAAACGTAATCGACACAGCTTTCGGCGACCTTAAGAAGGGTTACGAAGACATATCCGGTTATGTCTATAGATGGTCGAAAGACACTATGGACGCTTTTGGCGTTTCCGAACTTGCCGCAAAGCAGTATGCCGGACGGTTGATGTCGATGTTTAACTCAAGCGGATTTGACATTACGGAAGGCATGAGAGACAGCGCCGCCAAGATGTCAACAGACCTCATTGAGAGAGCCGGAGATATTGCATCGTTTTACGATATTTCGGTTGACGAAGCGATGCAGAAGATACAGTCGGGTTTAGCTGGCATGACAAGACCTTTGCGAAGCTTGGGCGTGAATATGTCGGTTGCAAACTTGCAAGCATTCGCTCTGAGTCAAGGCATCAATGCTGCTTGGAAAGAGATGGACCAAGCAACTCAGATGGCACTGAGGTACAACTACATCCTCAATGCCACACAGTACGCCCAAGGAGACTTCCAGAGGACTTCGGGTACATTCGCAAACCAGTTAAGGCTTCTCTCTCTCAATTTCCAGGTGCTTGGCTCTACCATAGGTCAAGGACTTATCTCAGCTATTGCTCCGGCAATCAGTTGGCTTAACGCCCTGATTCGCAGAATTATAGCTGCAGCAAATGTATTTAGAGCGTTTATGTTTACGCTTTTCGGCAAAACCATAGGCGCATCAAAAGGAGTTGCCAATGATTTGGCTGATTATCTTGATGATGCCGCCGGAAGCATTGGTGATGTCGGTGGAGGAGCCGGAGACGCATCTGACGGACTTGGAAAGGCCGGAAAAGCCGCAAAAGAACTTAAAAAGCAACTCACCGTACTGCCGTTTGATGAACTCAATCAGCTCGCCAAAAATACGGATGCCGCTTCTAGTGGCGGTTCTGGTGGCGGCGGCGGAGGCGGCGGTGGAGGAGCTGGCGGTCTTGGT